GTAGTGGCAGAGCACACGGCAGCCTTGAACACAGTGTCAGGATCGTCGCAAACGATGGCAACTGCATCGCCAGCCAGCGTGGAAGCGGGCCAGTATTGCGAGAAGCGCTTTTGCTTGGTCGTCGGATCAGTGTACGAGCATCCCAGGAAGATACCCGACTGATTGCCAGCGGTGCCGGTCGAAACCGCCAGACGCTGAATCTGACCACGGGTCAGACCAACAAAGTCACCATAAAAGATGCTCGTGGAGTAGCCGTAGGGAATGTTGTATTCCCGCGTGGAACCCGCGAACACCTGCCCGCCGATCAAATTGACCGGCTTTAGCCCGTAAGGGGCGTCTACCGAGGGGTAAGACATAGAGAACTCCTTGGATTAGGGACCGCGCCCAAACGACACCTCGGAGCGGCGCTCTCGGAAAAGAGGCATCCGGGGATCGTTATCGCGCATGAAGTTGTTGTCCACTGACGCCATCTGCCCATCAGCTTGACGCTGATAGTATGAATTGCGTTGCTCAGTGAACTCCTTTGGGGTTTTGCAAAGCAGCAGCCCACCGACTTCAATACTGTCCGGGAAGCGACCTGAGCCCCCTCCTCCCAGTTGAATCTCGGGATGTTCGCTGGCCTTTACAGGCTCCCAGCCTTCGCGGAGCTTAGAGGACACATTCATCGGGTCATTGACCCCTTGAGTGCTGACGCGAATCCAACGGAAAGCATACCCTTCTTCCGGGTTCGGATCGGGCAGGAGTTGTGGAGGCATCCATTGCTTGGGCCGTTCAGCTTTAGCTCTGGTGTCCAATTCACGGGGATTACGTTCAGCCATTTTGTTTCCTCATTTCTTCCGCAACCGCACGGGCGTACTGTTCATTAGTCAGTCCGAGCCGTTTGGCGATTTGAACTTGTGATTGCGTCAACACGATTTTTCGGGGCGCTGTGCTTCGCGTGGCGGGAGCTACAACTGCGGCTTTTTTAGCTGGCTTCTCAGAGGTAAACGCATCTGGGAAGATCTGCCGTACACGAGAGTTGATTTTCTCGTTTGATTTTCTCGTAATACTCGTCGCTGTTGGTGTCTACTCCGCTATCAACAAGTTTTTTGTGAACCGTTAAGGCCACAGCAGTCATCTCATCATTTGACCCAAACCAAGGATTGGCATCACGCCAAGCATCAGCTTTCGGATCAATACGGACACTTTGCTCTGCCTGTGGTGCGGGTTGTACCACAGGAGTTTGCGGCTGTGCAACTGCTGGCTTGAAATTGTTTACTCGCTCTGCTTTGTATTTAGCAGCGGCAAGTGCTTCTTGAGCCTCAACCAAAGCATCAGAGTCTCCCGCTTCATAAGCGGCTTTGAACTTCTGTTTGGCTTGATCAAGTTCGTTTTGAACAACCTTCTTGGCTTGTTCAAGCAGGGCTTGCTGGCCTTGTCCCAAACTACCCTGAAGGCGTTTGTTCTCCTCAACAAGATTTTGAGCAAGACGTACTGCCTCTTCACGCTCACGCAACGCCGCTTCTTTGGCCCTGCGCTCCTCGTGATAGCCCTTGGAGAAGTGCTGGATGCGCTTTTTGACCCCTTCAGAATACTGTTCCAACTCATCATCGGTAACCTCTGCGGGAGCCTCCTTCATCGGCTTGCGGTTGCGATCCTCCGGCGGCGTGTCGTCAACAACCTCAATCTCGGTTTCGCCTTCGATCTCAATTTGCAGCTTCTCTTCCGTAGGCTTTTCAGCCTCAATCTCGTCTGGAAATTTGAACTCCGACATATCAGCGTCCTCCCTTTTGGATGCCACGAGGATCTTGGACAACCGCTTCAACGCTGTCGTCGTTGATGATTCGCCACTCCGTACCATGAATCTTCAGGCGCGTGCCCGTATTCGGTCGGACTAAGACGAAATCGCCTACCTTGCATGAAGCCCCGCTGGGAAAGCGCAGCGGATCTTTGTAGCAATCAGGCCCCATCTTGGCAACAAACAGCACCGGGCTCATCACCTCTTCGAAATGCATGGTCTGGCCTGCTTTGACCAGCCCGCTTTCATACTCTTCATCCGCTTTGGGCAGCATGCAGAGCAAGTGATAAGTCACGCCTGCGCGATGGATTCGCGGCGCTCCTCAATTTCTTTGATAACCACGGTAAACGCAGTGGTCATATTAACTCCTTATTGTTTTGTGCGCGGTTGTTGCGCTGGTTTAATCATACTCTTCACCATATCTGCTCGGAGTTTCTTGTCTCCTTGCTTTTGTTGCGCCTGTAAACGAGCGGCTTCCTTCTGTGTTTCAACTTGCAAGCGCTGCTGTTCAAGTTGAATCTTTTGCTGTGCAATCTGGAAGTCACGTTGGCTGTCTGCTTCCTTGCGCTTGAGTTCTTCGGCCTTAAGCTGAAGCTCCATCTGCGCCATCTGCATCTGCGGGTTTTGAGCCATTTGCTGGGCTTGCTGCTGCTGTGCCTTGCCCATGTTGCTTTGCAGCAATTGCTGCGCTGCCTGGGCTACCAGACGCGACAACTGCACTTCCGTCTGCTCATCCAACTCCTGATCCGGGGCCGTCATGGGCACACCAAGCTGCTGCTCAATCTGCTGGCGATAAGCAAAGGCCATGTGCTCTGCGATGTGAGCCATAACCGCGCCTTGCATTTGCTGAGCCATTGGGCTCTGCCCCATCATCTGCATGATCATGGGATCTTGCATAAGGCTCATATGGGTTGCAATATGGGCCTGATGGTCTTGGTAGATAAATGCTTTGGTTGGTTTCCCGGTCAAGAAACTCATGTTTTCTGACACGGGATCACGAGGTTTCTGATCATCTTCGACAGGAACCAGCTTCTCTGCGTTCTTGATACCCAATACTTCCAACATCTGCCGATGCAGTTGAGGAAGGTCATAAATCTGCGGAGCACCTTGGGCCAATTGCAAAGCAGCTTGATACTGCATGATCCGCTGCGCCATAGTAGCTGCGTTCGGATCACTGACCGGGATAACCTCAACCAAGTCATAGTCAGACTGTTTAACCGACCGATCACCACCCTCTGGCGTGTAGGAATAATCTGCAGGCAGGAAATCACGAATGATTTCCTTGAGCAACTTAAACTCCATGCGCAGGCTTGCGTGTACACGGGCTTGAACCGCGCTCATAGTCTTGAGTTGACGCTGTAAGGCAGCGGCATGATGTTGTCACGCACACTTCCAGAAGCAATATCCACATCTCTAAACTCACCCGGAGCAATCGGGGTGTCATCGCCCTTAATCCGCAACCCACGAGCCTTTAGGCCACCGGGCAGGTTGGACAGGGTGCCAGCATCCACCAATTGCCGGATGATGGAAGTGCCAGCGCGAGCATAACCACCAATAAGGTGGATATAACCCAAACCATAAGCGCCAAAACCAGGAATATAGGTGTATTGGACGAAGTGCTGTCGCTTGAGTTTTCGCTTGTCGTCTTCGTTCCAGTTTCGCCGGATTGACAGAACCGTCTGAGTGCCTCTTTCAACCGTGACCACATACGGCAAAGGAACTTCATCTTCGTACCCCGGCATGTCCCAGTCTACGTGGATCTCCAGAACCTGATAACGGTCATCATCAGTCAGGGTATACCCTTGTTCTTCTGCCTTTTTCTTTTCGATGTCAGTGAAGAACCTGACCGGCTCACCCAGTTCTTCGTCCAGATAGAAGCCAGCAACCTGTAGCTTCTTGATCTCGTTCTCCGTCTTGCGCATGATGTGAGTCACGCGCTCTGCGGTGTAAACATTGGATGCCCCATAGGGCATGATCAAGTCTTCTGCCGGGACAAAAGGAGCCGCAGGCAGTTCAGTGCTGGGGTTCGGGTAGATCTTCTTAAACGCTGCGCCTGAGAGCCCCAGGGAGTACAGCATGCGCTCATGCTCTGAGCGGTAGTCGATCATCTTCTCGGTCAGCATGTAGTTCATGTCATCGCGGACACGCTCTGCTGCGTCTTCCTTGAGGCGATCAACCGCGCCGATGATCTGCGTCTTGACCGGGCCCTGGGCAGGGAAGGTCTCAGTGATCATCTCTGACTGAAACCTGATGGCAGCTTCTGTCAGAAGGGGGCTGTAAACGCCACAGGCCCCGTTCCAGGGCTCAGTGCGCTCTTCATACTTCATGCCAAGGACTTCCAAGCCCTTGACAAACATCTCCGTCCAGTCTTTCCGGGAGTTGATGTCTGCGTCTACGAGGGCCACAAGCTCTGAAGCCAAAGACTGCAGGTCGCCGTCATCCATGAACTCTGCGAGGTTGGCATCAAATTCTTCTGCCATCAGAGGTTCCGGCATCAAATCTATTTCAACGCCATCAATTCCGATCTTTAAGCCCTCAGGTTGCTCAATTTCAATCTCAATCGCAGGCTCATCGCCCATCAATCCCATATCCAAGGGGTTCAGAGCGGTGTCAATGTTGGTTGCCATGTTGCGCTTTCAGAATCAGTAATAGGAGGCGTTCCGGCGCTTTTGCATCGGTTCGTCTTGCTCATCGCTATCAATTGCAATGAAGCCGCCCTGTCTAAACCTCATCAAAGCCTGACTGGACGAGTCCACAAGGTCATCATGATCCCCATTTGGGAAGGAGGCCATCTCTTCCATGACCTCTTCTGCCCATCTCTTCTCCGGGCACCACACAACCCCTGATGCAAACAGGTCTGCGATTGAATTTACACGGGCTATCTTATCGCTGCCCTTGCCCGGTGTGTACTCCGAAAGCGGGATTCCCATCTTGCGCATCTCATAGATCAAAGGCGCACCTGCTGCCCTCTTTTCCACAATCAGCGTGTCAGGGTCCCACTCCTTCCACATCTCAAATGCCTTCTTTTTAAGCACCGGGAACTCCAGACGAGCCTTGTAGGCATCCAAAAGGATGATGTTTGGCCTCAAATCACCGTGTTTATTGGGGTGGTCAAACACCCCCCACGTTGTACA